ATGGCGTCGGTGACGAACTTCATCCGCAATACGCCTCCTGCCTGGTTGCGGGACTATTTCACAAGGACCGGGATCGAGTTGCCGACGCCGGTGGATTGGGACGCGTCCGAACCGGAGGTCGTGAAGCCTTTGCTTCAGGCCGTCGACGAAATGGACGACGAAGCGCGGGGCCGCATCATCAACGATGGCGAGCGCGTCAGTGCAATGGCCGACGAGGCCGGCCAGACGGCGCTCTACAGTGTCATCGACGATCGCGAAGTTCTCGACGAACTCGAGAATGGCCACGCCCGGTCGCTGTGGCATTTCCTCAACGACCGGGATCGCTTCCGGCATGCGGAGGAGGTTCGCTTCACCGATGAGCGCCGTCGCGGGCGGAGCTGGGATGGCTTCATCTGCGATGCGAACCTGAACGTCCGTCGCGACGCGCATGCTCTGGATGCGTTCAAGGCGGCACTGCGGAAGAGGTTCGCGTCGAAGAACGTCCATGTCGACATCTTCGAGCGCGTACGGCCCACCTTCGACGGCGACGACTGCGAGCTCGTACAGATCACGGTCTATCGGGAGGGCTTGCCGGACGATCTGTTCGCCTTTGATGACGATGGAGAGCTGGTGCGCCAGCCTTATCGGCCCGTCTTTGAGGCTGCCATGACCTATGAGCCCGCGACCGGGGTGATCGAGGTCGTCGCCAGCGATCGCGAAAGCCGGTCCGAAATGGCGCAGTTTCTGGCGCGGGATCTGCTCGGCGTGGAGTTCAGGGACGAGAAGGTGCCGATGCGGCACTACGATCTCGCGGTGCTTCTGGCGCCGCATTCCTTCCCGACCGATGTCGAGGACGGGATCGAGCGGGTGGAGGTGCGCCAGCTCAGGCTGATGCCGATCGACGCCGTCGGGGAGCGCGTTACTCTGGAATGCCTCAGCAAGGCGGACCGCAACATCTGGACGATGGCGGAGGCTCGGCTTGGTCCCGGCAATCCGCTCACCGGTGGCTGGGTGGCGACGCAGGCGAAGCTGGCGATCAAGTTCCATCGGAAACCGGGCGCCCGGCGTGGCCGCACGCTGCCGCTGACGATCACCATGCCGCACGGCTGCAACCTCAAGGACCAGACCGAGGTAGAGCAGGTGATCGGAGAGAAGTACCTGCGCCGGTGGGGGGTTCTGGTCGATGACCCGGTCCTTGTCGAAGATTGATGAGCGAGCCGCGAGGTTTCTCGCAAGCATCGTCGAGACAGAGGAGGCGCGGATCGCCGGCGCCGTCCTGAGCGACTATCATGCCGCCAGCGCCGTGCCTCTGATCAGCGCTGGTCTCCTCGTGCCGGACGGGCCCGTTCCTGCCGCCACATCGCTGACCGACCATGACGATGAACCTGTGAGCCTCGAATGGTCGCCCGAGCATCAAGCCTACGGATATTTCAGTCCTGCGGCGGGATGGGTAACCGTCGAAGAGAAGCGCCTCCAGGTCTATCGGATCGCCCCTCTGGCCTTGCTTCAACGGCTTGCAGCCCGGCTTGATCTGCCGGTCAAGGCTCGGCCGGCTGAACGCATTTCCGGCATCTTATGGGAGCTGGGCGATGTCCGATTGCCTGGACGCGGAGGCCGGGTCCCGGTCTGGTTCGCGCGGAGGCTGACCGATCGGGATGTCTGGCGGCAGGTCGTTGCTTATCTCGGGGGCCGTCCTCCCGCGGATTTCAGGGTCGTGGTGACAACTTCGGCGACCCACGGTCTCGCCGAAGCCGAGCTGTCACGGCACCAGATCATCGCGCTGGATGACTTGGAGGACCACAGCGCGGGGCTCATCATTGAACCCACCTACCTCGCGGCGCAATTGAAGACCGGCCCGGTTTCCCGAGCGGCCGATCCCGTGCGCCACGCAGCTGGGTTCCGGCATTTCTGGGTGGGCGACAGGGAGTTCAAGTTTAGCGGCGACAAGCGGCGCCAGATCGTCGAGTACCTTTTCAATGCATGGGAAGATGGCGTGGAGAGCGTCAGCACCGAGGTGATGTTCGCCGACTTGGAGTTCAAGTCGTCGAGCCGGATGAGAGATATCTTCAAGGATCACGAGGATTGGCGGGACTTGATCGAGGCGACGGGAGGGTCCTGCAGGCTTCGCATCAGGGAGCTCCTTGAGGAGCAGCGAGCTCGCGCCGATTGATGGTGTCCTCAGCCATTTGAAGCTGTTCAATAACCCAGTCGAAGGGCGGTGCGTCGCCGAGCATCATGCCCTGCATGGCCTCGTAGTCCTTCTCGATCGCCGCGCGCAGTTCGTCAGACGGCACTACGCGGAGCGACCCCGGAACAGCTTCATCGAACTTTTTCCAGGCCTGCTTGAACGCGATGAGGTTATGCTCACGGACCGCCGTGAGCAACGCCGTATCGGCCAAGGCCGCCCCGCCGATGTCGGTGCCAGTGATCATCGCGACGTCGTAATAGTGTCGCGATATCCTGTCCTTGTCCGCAGGCACCCGTTTTTCGTCGCGATGGCCGCAGAACGCACCGTGCAGAATGAGGAGTTTCTCCAGGTAGGTTCGCGCCGGGGAGATGACATGGATGTTGCCGACCTCGAACGACCAGTCTTCCGCGAGGTCGCCTGCGATATAGGGGGTCACGCTCGCCATGACATTCGGATCCAGCGCCGAGCGCGCGCCCGCTTCGAGCTTAACGCGCGGCAAGACGTAGGGAAGATCGGCGCTCGGGTAGAGCGTGGGGTACTCGATCAGCAGTGTCTGTTGATCCGCATCCTCGTCGTCGTGAACGATTTTGCAGTGCTCGTCGAGAAGAGGCCCCAGAGCTGCAGCGAGATCGCCGCGGATGTAGGCGCTGCAGGCCTCTTTCAGCTCGTCGAACAGCGCTTTGCGCTTCTTTCCGGATATGCCTTCAGGGTTTGTCGGGTCGCGATCGGCCCCGAAGCCTAGCCCGTCGCGATAGACGACTAGATCGATGTCCTCCGAGAAGCGGTGGATAAGCCCAAACGCCTTGGACAGCGCCGTGCCGCCCTTGAACAGGAGTTGCGGGTGGCCGTCCGGCAGGCGGTTGTAGAGCGCGTCGAGCACGAAGCAGACCCAGAAGTCCTTCTCGACGTAGCTGGGCAACGTGTCGAGACGGTCGGCTGCCGCCTCGAACACGTCCTTTCTGTCCTGATGCGAAAGCGCGAGAAACCGCGCGTAGCTCTCGCTCATCGTGCAGCGGTTTGCGGCTCGACAAGACTATGCGCTAGAGGCGCGGCCCAGCTTGGCAGGCTGCCGCTGTTGCGGACGAGATCCTTCTTCACGGCATCCGGCAGTTTCCGTTTGAGTGTGGTTGCGACCCGTACATCCGAAGCAGCCTGCGGGCCAAGCCAGCGCAGCGCCTGCGCCACGGGCGCAGAGGACTTTCCGGCCCACGCCATCACGCTCGGACCTGCATGCCGCAGGCGAACGGTCCGGTTACCGATCTTCACGTCCCGCGTCGCCCCGTCCGTCACATAGCTCGTCTTCGCGGGGACCGCGTTCGTTAGGCCCAGCTGGTTCGCCGCTGCGATTCCGTCCGGCATGATGCGGATGCTGTCGCGCCGCGCGAGGGCAGCGACCGCCTTGTCCATGTCCACCGGTGCTGGCCGCTTCAGAACGCCACTGGTGCGGGGCATATCGTAGAGCCCGCGCCCAACGCGGCGGAGATCACCGCTCTTCGCCAGACGTGACAGCGCCTGGTCGACCGCCGCACGGCTGCCGAGGTCAAGGAAGTCCTTGGGAGTGCATACCCAGCGGCCACGACCCTTTGCGCGCACGCGCTTCATGATTCGATCAGCAATGCCAGTCATCTGCGTGGTCCTTCAGGGCGATCTTCTGTCAGAAACATATAGAGTCTTTCTGACGAAATCAATTCCTCCCCGTACGCTCCCCTTCTGCCTCCCCATCTCCTCCCCTCGCACACCCCAGTCTCGTTCGCAGGCATTCGGCCAATCGCGAAGGAGACGACGATGTCAGTCACGCATCTCAACCAGGTCGAGCTGGCAGCTCGATGGAAGATCAGCCCGCGCACGTTGGAGCGCTGGCGTTGGACCGGTGAGGGCCCCGCCTTCATCAAGATCGGTGGCCGGGTCGTGTACCGGCTCGAGGATGTCGAGGCCTACGAGGCCAACCGGCATTGCTCGAGCACGGCCGACAAGCCCGCCGTGAAGCTGGCGTGAGGGGGCGGCCATGACGATCCCCAACCGCATCCCCCTCGAAGATCTTCCCACCCTGCCGGTCGGCGAGATCGCCGCTCTGCCGGGCGATGAGCTCGCGCTCCTGAAGCAGGACGCCGACGAGCGGCTGCGCTCTGCGAAGACCCTCTGCGACTGGCTCGATGGCGCGATCGCGCTGAAGTACGGCGACCAGGCGCAAGACGCACGCCGCGCGGAAGGCAAGGACACGGGCACTGTCCGGCTGCAGGACGGCCCGGTCACCCTGGTGGCGGAGCTCCCCAAGCGCGTCGATTGGGATCAGGCGATGCTCGCCGGTCTGGTCGAGCGCATCCGGGCCGATGGCGCCGATCCCGCCGAGTACGTGGACATCGCGTTCAGCGTTCCCGAGCGGAAATACACCGCCTGGCCCAAGGACATCCGCCAGGAGTTCGAGCCCGCGCGCACGGTCCGCACGGGCAAGCCGAAGTTCCGGCTGCTGCTCGGCGAGGAGGCGCGCTGATGGCCATCTCGCTCGCATCCTTGCAAACCTCGACGGCTCTGCGCCCGCCGCGTGTGCTGATCCACGGCGTCGCCGGCATCGGCAAGTCCACTTTCGCCGCGTCCGCCGACGCGCCCGTTTTCGTCCTGACCGAGGACGGTCTCGGCAAACTGCAGGTGCCGCACTTCCCGTTGGCGACGAGCTACACCGAGGTCGCCGAAGCGCTCGACGCCCTGCTCGACGAGGACCATGCCTATTCGACGGTGGTCGTCGACAGCGTGGACTGGCTGGAGCCGCTGATCTGGGCAGAGGCCTGTCGGCGCAACGGCTGGCAGTCGATCGAAAGCCCCGGCTTCGGCAAGGGCTATGCCGAGGCGCTGAACATCTGGCGCGAATATATCGACAAGCTGAACGGGCTCCGCGACCGGAAGGGCATGGCGGTCATCCAGATCGCCCACACCGACATCAAGCGCTTCGACAGCCCCGAGCACGAACCCTACGACCGGTACGTGATCAAGCTGCAGGCCCGCGCCTCCGCGCTGCTGCAGGAGCACTCGGACGTGGTGCTCTTCGCCAACTACCGGATCTCGGTCAGCAAGTCCGACGTCGGCTTCAACAAGAAGGTGACCCGGGCGCTCGGGTCCGGTGCGCGCGTCATGCACACCGAGGAGCGCCCCGCCTTCCTCGCCAAGAACCGCTACGGCCTGCCGGAAACTCTCCCGCTCGAGTGGTCGGAATTCCTGGCCGCCATGCCCCAATCCGCCTGATTACGACTGAAAGGACAGCACGATGGCACGTTTCGACACCGCCTTTGACGCCGCCGGCATCGAGCCCACCACCGCCTACGAGATCCTGCCCGCGGGCAAGTATCGCGCCCAGATCGTCGAGAGCGAGATGCGCGTCACGAAGAACGGGATGGGGAAGTATCTCTGGCTGATGCTCGACATCCTCGAGGGGCCGCAGCAGGGCCGCAAGGTCTTCGACCAGCTGAACCTGGTGAACGCCAACCCGACCACGGTCGAGATCGCGCAGCGCACGCTGTCGGCGATCTGCCATGCCACGGGCAAGCTGCAGGTGAACGACAGCGAGGAGCTGCACCTGATCCCTATGACGATCCAGGTCGGCGTGAAGCCCCCGAAGGACGGCTACGGCGAGCGCAACACGATCCGCTACCTGGTGCCGGAGGCCCCGGCGCAGGCGACCACCGCGCCCGCGCCGTCGGCGCCCGCCCGCCCGGCCACCGCGCCCTGGAACCGCAAGAGCTGACGCCCTCGGCCGCCGCGGGCGGATAGCGCGCGGCGGCCCGGACATCGCCAGACCTGAGAGACAGATCATGACGAACACCACCGACGCGGCCTGCGCGGCCGCGAACGCCCCCGGTTTGCCTGACGACACCCGGCGCCTGATCGAGATCGAGGACGCCATTGCGAAGATCCGCACGCAGATCGCGACCGCCGATCTGACGCGGCAGCGGACGGCGAAGCCGATCGACCCCGACTGGTTTCACCGCGCGCGCACGGCGCTGCGTCACCTCAATCGCGAGCGCGCCGAGATCGTCGCCCGTCAGGGCGGCCGCCGCCGGCGCGAGCGCCTGAAGGACACAATCATCGCCGTCCTGCGCGAGCGCCATGACAGCGCCGCCTGGACCGCGGTGCTGGCTGAGGCGCGGGCGCGGCTCGAGCGGGAGGAGGCATGCTGATGGCCGAACTTCCCGAACCCCCGACGCCGACCCTCTCCGCGATCTACGCCTCCTTCGAGGCGTGGCAGGGCGACGGCTTCCGCGACCACCTCGGCGCCTCGCTGATCGGCAAGTCCTGCGCCCGTGCGCTCTGGTACGACTTCCGCTGGGCGACGCCCGCGCGGCACACGGGCCGCATCCTGCGGCTGTTCGAGACCGGCCAGCTGGAAGAGGCCCGGCTCGTCCGCGACCTGCGCGCCACCGGCGCAACGGTGCTGGAGGTCGATCCCGAGACCGGGCGGCAATTCCGCGTCGAGGCCCATGGCGGGCACTTCGGCGGCTCGCTCGACGCCGTCGCCCTCGGGCTCCTGGAGGCGCCGAAGACCTGGCACGTTGTCGAGTTCAAGACGCATTCCGCGAAGAGCTTTGCCGAGCTGATCGCCAAGGGCGTTGCGCTCGCCAAGCCCCAGCACGCCGCGCAGATGCAGGTGTACATGCACCTGACCGGCATCACGCGGGCGTTCTACGTCGCGGTCTGCAAGGACACCGACGCGCTGCACATCGAGCGCGTCCCGGCCGACCCCGAGATGGGCGAGCGCCTGCTGGAAAAGGCGCGGCGGATCATCTTCGCCCAGCACCCGCCCGAGCGGATCAGCGCGGATCCCGCCTGGTTCGAGTGCCGGTTCTGCGACCACCACGGGCTCTGCCACGGCGAGGAGGCCGCGGCCGTCACCTGCCGGTCCTGCCTGCATTCGACGCCCATCGAAGGCGGCTGGCACTGCGCGCGCCACGACCGGCTGCTCGACCCTTCCGACCAGCGCCGAGCCTGCCCCCGGCACCTGTTCATTCCCGATCTCGTCCCCGGCGAGGTGAGCGACGCTGGCGAGGACTTCGTCTCCTACCGCATGCGCGACGGCTCGGCCTGGACCAACGACGCCCGCGAAAAGGAGGCCGCCGCATGCTGACCCTGCGCCCCTACCAGCAGGCCGCGATCGCCTCGATCTACGGCTATTTCGAGAAGGAGAGCGGCAACCCGCTCGTCGTGATCCCCACTGCCGGCGGCAAGAGCCTCGTCATGGCCGCCTTCATCGACGGCGTGCTCAAGGCTTGGCCCGACCAGCGCGTGCTCGTCGTCACCCATGTCCGAGAGCTGATCGCGCAGAACCATGCCGAGATGCTGGGGCTCTGGCCCGAGGCGCCGGCGGGCATCTACTCGGCCGGGCTCGGCCGCCGCGACGCGCGGGCCGGGATCCTCTTCGCCGGGATCCAGTCGATCCACGACAAGGCGACGCACATCGGCCATGCCGATCTGGTGCTGATCGACGAGGCCCATCTGATCCCTGGCCGGTCAAACACCATGTATCGCCGCTTCCTCACCGACCTGCAGGCGATCAACCCCGCGCTCAAGGTGATCGGGCTGACGGCGACGCCCTTCCGGCTCGACAGCGGCATGCTGCACGAGGGCGAGAATGCGCTCTTCACCGACATCGCCTACGAGGTGTCGGTCCGCGACCTGATCGATCAGGGCTATCTCTCCCCGCTCATCTCGAAACAGACGAAGACCCGCCTCGACGTGACCGGCGTGGGATCGCGCGGCGGCGAGTTCATCGCGCGCGACCTCGAGGACGCGGTCGACCAGGACGCCATCACGCGTGCGGCCGTGGCCGAGGTGATCGCCCATGGCGAGACGCGCCGGTCCTGGCTCGCCTTCTGTTCCGGCGTTCGCCACGCCGCCCATGTCGCCGAGGAGTTCCGCCGCCGCGGGGTCAGCTGCGCGACGATCTTCGGCAAGACGCCGAAGGACGAGCGCGACGCGATCATCGCTTCCTTCAAGCGCGGCGAGATCAGGGCGCTTGCCTCCATGGGCGTGCTGACGACGGGCTTCAACGCGCCGGCCGTGGATCTGATCGCCATGCTGCGGCCCACCAAGTCGGCCGGGCTCTATGTCCAGATGGCCGGTCGGGGCACGCGGCTCGCCGAGGGCAAGGAGAACTGCCTCGTTCTCGATTTCGCGGGCAATGTCCGCCGGCATGGCCCCATCGATCTGGTGCGGCCCAAGCGGCCGGGTGGTCCGGGCGACGGGCCGCCACCCACCAAGATCTGCCCGAAATGCGGGACCATCGTGGCCATCGCCGCCCTCGAATGCCCCGACTGCGGTTTCGAGTTCCCCGGCCGCGAGGTGAAGCTCGAGCCGACCGCCTCGACGCTGGAGGTGCTGTCGACCGGCAAGCCGCAGTGGGTCGCCGTCACCGACGTCACCTACAGCCGCCATGAGAAGCGCGGCGGGCGGGTCTCGCTGAAGGTCACCTATCGCTGCGGGCTCGCTTTTCACACGGAATGGGTCTGCTTCGAGCACGAGGGCTATCCGCGCCGGAAGGCCGCGAGCTGGTGGCGCGAGCGGGTGCCCGAGCTGGATGTGCCCGAGTCCGTCGATGAGGCGCTCCTGCTGGCGGACCGGCTGCGCCGCCCCACCGAGATCGCCGTCCGCCCCGCGGGCCGCTTCACCGAAATCACCGCCTACAGGTTCGCCCCATGCCTTACGTCCGTGCCGGGCTCTGCCCCGTCTGCCACCGAGAACCCCGCGGCTGGGGCTGGTTCGACGCGCGCTTCCGCGTCTCCGACCCGCGGCGCGACACGAGTCGCAGAGACCTCTGCAGCCGGCTTTGCCAGGACATCTGCCACCGGAGGTCGGGCATGATCGATCCGACCCCCAATGAGACGGCGGCCATGGTCGAGGGCGGCAAGGCCGGCGGCGCCTATCTCGACAGCCTCGGCCGGACCGATCTCGCCCAGCTGAGCGAGGAGGAGTGGGACACCTTCGTCGAGGTGATCGTCACCGGCTATTGCGACCACCTGCGCGATCTGGCGGCGAAGGACCGTGCCCGGCTCGACGGCATGATCCCGGAGGTGCCCTTCTGATGGCGGACTCCTCGTGGATGGCGCGCGTCGGCGCGCGCCTCGTGGCCAACGGCTACGCGATCCTGCCGATCGCGCCCGGCACCAAGAAACCCGGCCAGTTCGCCCGCGCGGCCTGGCACGACTACCCGCAGTGGAACCGGCATGCGAGCCGCGACACGACCGAGCTCGAGGTCGCGACCTGGTCCAGCTGGCCGGACTGCGGCGTCGGAATCGTCGGCGGCGCGGTCGCCGCGCTCGACATCGACATCGCCGAGGACGGCGAGCTGGCGCTGCGCATCGAGCGGCTCGCCCGCGAACAGCTGGGCGATACGCCGGCGCTCAGGATCGGAAAGCCGCCTAAGCGGCTGCTGGTCTATCGCACGCAAGAGCCCTTCGCCGGGATCCGGCGCGCGCCCCTGGAAATGCTCTGCCTCGGACAGCAGTTCGTGGCCTACGCCGAGCATCCCGACACCGGCCGCCCCTATGCCTGGCCGGACGAGGGGCTCGCGGATCTCGACATCGAGAGCCTGCCCAAAATCGATGCCGACAGGGCGGCAGCGTTCGTCGACGAGGCGCTGGCGCTGATCCCGCCCGAGATGCGCCCGAGGAGCCTCGGTGCGAAGGGCGCAAACGGGGCGGGGCATCCGTGTCTGCCGGCGCATGCGCAGGCTGGCACGCTGGCGGCGATCCGGAGTGCGCTCGCCTGGCTGCCGAACGCCGAGCTCGACTACGACAGCTGGATGCGCATCGGCATGGCGCTGAAGGGCGCGCTGGGCGAGGAGGGCGCGACGCTCTTCGGCGACTGGTCGGCGCAGGCGGCCAAGAACGACATGGCCGCGACGGCGAAGGCATGGACGAGCTTCAAGCCCGCGCGGATCGGTGCCGGCACGATCTATCACCTCGCCATGGAGAAGGGCTGGCGCCCCGATCCCGACCTCCTGCTCGACGGCAGTCAGAAGGTTTGTGCGGTCGACGAGCATCCCGCAGCCGGCCTCCTCGCGCGGCTCGCCCAGCCCGAAGCCCCGATGCCGATCCTCCCGCCTGCGCCGTCGTTCACGCTGACGATCCCGGGCGGGCTGGTCGGTGATCTCGCGCGCTACATGATCGACACGGCGCGCAGACCGCAGCCGCTTCTGGCGGTGGGCGCCAGCCTCTGCGCCCTCGGCGCGCTGATGGGACGGCGCTACCGCACGGCGACCGACCTGCGCACGAACCTCTACATCGTCGGCATCGCGGACAGCGGCTCGGGCAAGAACCACGCCCGCGAGGTCGTCAACGAGCTGTTCTTCGCGGCGGGGCTGGCCCACCATCTCGGCGGCAACAAGATCGCCTCCGGCGCGGGGCTCCTGACCGCGCTCCACCGTCAGCCCGCGATCCTGTTTCAGATCGACGAGTTCGGGATGTTCCTCTCGGCGGCGGCCGACCGCAAGCGCAGCCCGCGCCACATCACCGAGATCCTCGACAACATGACCGAGCTCTACACCGCGGCCAGCGGGATCTTCCTCGGCGCGGAATACGCCAACCGGGACGGCTTGAACGAGCGGCGCGACATCGTACAGCCCTGCCTCTGCCTCTGCCTCTGCGTCTACGGCACGACGACGCCACTGCATTTCTGGGGGGCGCTGCAGGGCGCCAACGTGGTGGACGGCTCGCTCGCCCGGCTCATCATCCTGCCGAGTGAGGAGGACTATCCGGACGAGAACCGTAGCGCCGGGCTCCGGAGATCGCCCCGGCCGCTGATCGAGGGGCTGCAGCGGCTCGCCGAAGGCGGCGGCCAGGCCAGCGGCAACCTCGCCGGCCGGACATCCGGACCAGAGACCGCGGTCGATCCTATGACCGTGCCGATGGACGACGAGGCGCAGCTTCGCTTCGACTCGCTCCGAGACGAGATCACCGCCGAGCTCAGAGCCGCGGCCGGCACGTTCCACACGCCGATCCTCGCCCGGATCGCGGAAAACGCGGCCAAGGTAGCGCTCGTCCTGGCCGTGGGGCGGGATGCGGTCCATCCCGTCATCCGGCTCAAGGATGCTGTCTGGGCGATCGATTTCGTGCGCCATTTCGCTAGGTGCACCATCGACGCCGTCGAGCGCCACGTCGCCGACACCGAGACAGAGGCGCATCTGAAGCGGGTGCGCGAGATCATCCGCAAGGCGGGTTCGGCAGGCGTCACCAAGTCCGAGCTGACCCGCGCCTCGCAATGGCTTCGGGCGCGCGACCGCGACGACATCCTGCTCACGCTGGTCGAGAGCGGAGACATCGTCACGGTCGAGCAGGAGACCGGGGGTCGGAAGGCCATGCGCTTCCGGGCGCTGCGGTGAGGGCCGGGACGATGCTTCCTTCAACGGCCCCCATCCTTCATGTGAAGGAAGTTGCCGCCCAAGCCTCGGTCCCGAAACGGAAATTCGGTGCGGGGGGCTTCTTTCAATATTTCACGCAGAGACCCTCGCGCGCGTGGGTGGGGATCGAAGCCAGACACATACCCCATGAAGTAACTGAAATATTGAAAGAAGAGATTTATCCTCACTCTGCCAATGGCTTGCGGCCCCACTTCCTTCAAGCGGGCGGAGTGAAGCCATTGAAGGAAGCGCCGGGCGCTCCCGGCAACGACAACGTGACCCTGACCAGACCTCGCGATCCCGGCCCGGGCGCGCGTCCTGCCCTCACCAGGCAGCCGTGCCGCCCCGGCCTCTCACTCGAAGAGGAGGTCGTCATGGACCGTTCCCAACACATCGCTGCGGCGCCTCTAACGGCTGCCGGCAATCTCGACCGCTGCATTCTCGCGCTGGATCTCGGCACCAGCACCGGCTGGGCGTTGCGCTCGGCCGAAGGGCTGATCACCAGCGGGACCGCGAGCTTCAGGCCCGGCCGCTATGATGGCGGCGGCATGCGCTATCTGCGCTTCACGAACTGGCTGACCGAGATCGACCGCGTGTCGGGGCCGGTCGCCGCGATCTGGTTCGAGGAGGTCCGCCGGCACGCCGGAACCGATGCGGCCCATGTCTATGGCGGGCTCATGGCCACGCTGACCGCATGGGCGGAACTGCGCGGCGTGCCCTATGCCGGCGTTCCTGTCGGCACGATCAAGCGTTTCGCGACCGGCAAGGGCAACGCCAACAAGGACGCCATGATCGCGGCCGCGCGGGCCCGAGGCTTCAGCCCTGCCGACGACAATGAGGCCGACGCCATCGCGCTACTGCTCTGGGCGATCGAGACGAATGGGGGTGTCGCATGAGGTGGCATCCCAAGGGCTACGGCGGCCATCGCCGGGATCCGGACCAGGTGAAGCGTGAGGGCTGGCGTGAGCAGGGTCTGCTCGCCGTCTCGCTCGAGGACGCGCGTCTGACCTGGCCGGAGCGGGAACTCGTCCGACAGCTGGGTGAAAAGCTCTACGGGCCGCGCCCCTCCGACGAGGGAGGGCGCCATGGATAAGTGGACCCCGTCCCTCGTCGAGGCCCGTCTCGCTGAGGCGGCCTTCGTGCTCAAACGCCTGCCCGAGCCGCGGCGGCAGGGCTACTTCAGCACATGGCCCGAGATCGTCCACTCCTTCGCCGACAAGGTAGGCCAGGAGCCGAAGCCCATGCGCGTGCTGCCCTCGCCGCAGGCGATCAGCCGGATGGAGGAGACGCTTACCTGGACCGCGTGCCTCGACCCGGTCGATGGCAAGATCGTCTGGATGCGCGCCCATGGCGAGCGGTGGAAGACCATCTGCTGGACAGTCGGTCTGCAACGCTCGGCCGCCAACCAGCACTGGCTCTACGGGCTCTGCGTCATCTCGCTGAGGCTCAACCGGCGTCGGTTCAACCGCAACCTGTCGAAGCGGAAGGTAATCGAGCTGGCCGGTGGCGCGTAGTCCTGCGCGCCAGAGGGGAAGGTGTGCGGCGGACAGTTTTCGACGGGACAGAAAACCGGCTCGCGGGCTAGGTTCGGGATAAGCTCGGGAGAGGCGCGCGCGGCGCGGTTCCGAGCGAAACCGTTCTTTCGTTGGCACGCCCGTTGAAAAAGGAAAGGCGCTGATCCTTTCCTTGCGGGCCGCTGCCCGCCCTCGCCAAGTCCCCTCAGCTGAGTTCGCGGTTCCTTCCGTGCGACATTCGTATGCTGGCGGGCGAAGCGCGGGACATCGCCAGTGAAAGGGCCGGATTTTTGGGAGGCCACCCGGAAGCCGGGCCCGCTCGCGCCCCGCGCAAACACCAATGAACGCTGGCCTTCCGACCGGACACCGCTGGTAGCCGCTGGACCCCGTGTGGAGTCCGGCCCGGCATCCGGAGTCCGGAAGCCACCCGACCGAGGAACCTTGCCCACCATGACGCTGAGCTTCGCCCCGCACGCGATCAAGACGTGGCCGCTGTCGCGCCTCCAGCCCTACGCGAAGAACGCGAAGGCGCATGGCGCGGACCAGGTGGCGAAGATTGCCGCCAGCATGGCGGAGTTTGGCTGGACGGTGCCTTGCCTCGTCGGCGAGGACGGCGAAGTGATCGCCGGACACGGTCGCGTTTTGGCCGCGACCCAGCTCGGGTTGACCGAGGCACCGGTGATCGTGCTGGTCCACCTGACCGAGGCGCAGCGGCGGGCGTACCGCATCGCGGACAACAAGCTGACCGAACTCGGCACCTGGGACGAGGCGCTGCTGTCTGCGGAACTGAACGACCTGCTGGCCGAGGATTTCGACCTGTCGTTGGTCGGCTTCTCCGATGGCGAACTCGACAAGCTGCTGGCCTTCGTGCCGGAGGGGGGCGGGGAAGAAGGTGGCGCCGGGGGCTCCGTGCCGCCGGTGACCATCCCCGAACCACCGCGTAATCCGGCGTCGCGCACGGGCGATCTCTGGATCCTCGGCGACCACCGCCTGCTCTGCGGCGACAGCACCAGCGCGGCCGACGTGCGCCGCCTGATGAATGGCGAGCGGGCGATCCTGTTTGCGACCGACCCGCCGTATCTCGTCGACTACGACGGCTCGAACCATCTGACCCGCAACAAGGACTGGTCGGCGTCCTACGGCACGACCTGGGACGACAGTTCGCAGGGTGCGGAGCTCTACGACGGCTTCATCGCTGCAGCCGTGGCCGAGGCCATCGCCGAGGACGCCGCCTGGTACTGCTGGCACGCCTCGCGTCGCCAGGCGATGCTGGAAGCCTGCTGGGAAAAGGCAGGCGTCTTCGTCCACCAGCAGATCATCTGGGTGAAGGACCGAGGGGTGCTCACCCGGTCGCACTACCTCTGGAAGCACGAGCCCTGTTTCATGGGCTGGCGTCGCCCGAACCGCCCGCCGAAGGTCGCAGAGGAAACGCTGCCATCGACATGGGCGCTGCCCAGCTTCGCCAAGGACGACCGGCCCGACCATCCGACGCCGAAACCGCTGGACGCCTTCGGGATCCCGATGCGCCAGCACGTCGCCCGCGGCGGCCTCTGCTACGAGCCGTTCTCGGGGTCCGGCTCGCAGATCATGGCCGGCGAGGCCAATGGCCGCCGCGTCTTCGCGATGGAAATCAGCCCCGCCTATGTCGATGTCGCCGTCGAACGCTGGCAGGCCGAGACCGGCCGCGACGCGATCCTCGATGGCGATGGCCGGACCTTCGCCGAGGTGAGAACCGAGCGGCTGGGCAACGACGCCGAACCCCCGGCCGATACGCCGGACACGGACGCTGCCCCCGAACCCGCGCGAAAGCGCAAGACCGCCGCGTGACATGCATGACCTGGCTTTATCTTCCTCCGGAGACGCTTCCGGGGCCGGAGACGCATGCCTCTTCGGCCTCTCCCTCTGCTCCGGCGCGGGCGGTCTCGACCTCGGGCTTACCATCGCCATCCCCGGATATCGTGCTGTGGGCCATGTCGAACGGGAAACCTTCGCCGCAGCCACTCTCGTGGCGCGGATGGAAGACGCGTCCCTGGATCAGGCTCTTGTCTGGGACGATGCTGCCACCTTCGACGGGCGTCCGTGGCGCGGCGCGGTGGATATCGTCACTGCGGGCTATCCGTGCCAGCCGTTCTCCGTCGCGGGCAAACGCCGGGGCGCGGACGACCCGCGCCACCTCTGGCCGCATGTCGCCCGCATCATCAGCGAGGTCCGGCCGCCCTTCGTCTTCCTCGAGAATGTCGCCCATCATCTCCGCCTCGGCTTCCCCGAAGTCGCCGCAGGACTGGTCGGTATGGGCTACCGCCTTGCGGCAGGCCTCTTCACGGCGGCGGAAGTCGGCGCGCCCCACAAGCGCGAGCGGCTCTTCATCCTCGCCATCCGCGAGGGTGACGACCTGGCCGACCCCGCGCGCCTGCTCTGGCACCCGGTCGAGTGGCGGGAACCGGACGGAACTGCTGCGACTGTGGCCGACGCCGAGGGCCAGTGCGAACGAAAACAGGCAGACGAAACCGACGCCCTCGCAGACAGCGGGCCAGCACGGGATGAACCTCGCGACGACGGCAGCACTTTGGCCGACGCCGCAGATCGACAGTTTCCGCAGCCGGGGTGGCGAGCGGAAGGACGAGAAGGGTCTGGACCGCATGGCACGGGACTGGCCGACGCCGATGGCGAACGACGGCTGCAAACCGATTGCCGGCAACCGGCGGACGGCCGATCTGACCCATGCAGCCGGGATGTGGATGACGCCGACGGCGCGCGATCACAAGGACGGGGCGACGACACTGGCGAACACGCCGGTGAACGGCCTGCTTGGCCGCCAGGTCCTGGTGATGCCGATGGCTGGGAGCGATACCTCCGATGCGCGCCGGACCTTGAACCCGCTGTTCGTCGAGGCACTGATGGGCTGGCCCACCGGGTGGACCGGCTTCGCCTCTGTGGCAACGGCGTGGTCCCCCTGGTTGCGGCGCATGCGCTGCGAACTCTGGCGGCTGAACTGCTGGCCGATGGATGAGGTGGCGACATGAAACAGTCGCGCGCCATGTCGCTGGTCGAGTCCGTCGCCAACGTGATCGTCGGCTACGGCGTCGCGGTCGTGACGCAGATCCTGATCTTCCCGGTCTTCGGGCTGCACACGACGCTGGCGCAGAACCTGAAGATGGGCGCGGTGTTCACGGTGGTCAGCATTGCGCGGTCCTACGTCCTGCGGCGGCTGTTCGAGGCCGTGCGGGTACGCTACTATGCACCATGCACCGCACTCATTGATCCAAATAGACGAGCCAAATGCCGAAAATGTTCAAAGACAAAGCATTCGATGTCGAACACGCCTTGATCATGTATGCGAAGAGCTATGTCACAATGCCCGCGTTCGGTATATATGAGGATGAGCTTATCGCCCCACTTCTTGAGCAGATCCGGCACTGCCACATCTACATAATTGGCCTAACGCCTAAGCTTGAATTCGTAGGTGCCGCGCAGGAAGAGCAAGTCCTCATAACCAGTGTCGAAATTGGCAGTCAATGCTACGACTTGCGTTGGCAACTCCCGGAGGGAGTAACCCTCAAAGGCAATAATCAAGATGGGTGGTACGTAGAGGATGGTTCGGGCGACAAGTACTTTCCAACTGAGTCCATGATTGGACAACGGCTTTCGGCAGAACATAATGCTGTCGATTTTGAGGTGCTATACATCGGGCAAGCATTTGGTGAGAGCGGTTCGCGAAATGCGCTTGATCGGCTGAAGAAGCATGAGACGCTGCAGAAGATCGCCGTGAAGGGTATACCTGGCGGCTACAGCCTCACCATCCTCATGCTTGCGGTTGAACCTGCAAACCAACTGGTGACCACTTTCAACCCTTGGGCCAAGGACAAAAGCCAAGGCGCAGAAAGAATCAAGAAGGGTCTAGACAAGCTTTTCGGCACTACTGAGGCGGAGCGAACAACATTATACGAGGCTTCGCTCATTCGATACTTCCAGCCAAAGTTCAATAAGGAGTTCAAGAACAGTTTTCCTTCGACAAATATGAAGCTGTTGGCCGACTGTTACGATAAAGACTTCTCCGCACTGGTCGCAGAGATATCAATTGATGAGCTACCTTTTCAACTATTCAGCGACGTAGTAGCCCATAAGCCAAACCACATTGCAAAACACGACCTTCACACCGATGAGAACCGCCGCGTCTTCTTCGCCTAACACGGGCGGCAAGGGGCTTTTAGCCTTGAAAACCGAACGTCTCGTAATCAAAAACGCTGCCGCCCCGGGTGGGACGGCAGCAACCAGCTTGTCGAGGTAGGGTGGGTCAAGCTGCCGGGAGCCGATAGACCCGCCCCCGATCCTCGACCTTCTCCGAGGTCACATCGAGCCCGAGTTTCTTCTTCAGCGCCCCGGCCATCGCGCCGCGCACCGTGTGCGACTGCCAGCCCGTCGCGGCCATGATCTCCTCGATGGTCGCGCCGTCCGGCGCGCGCAGCATGGCGATCAGGGTGGCCTGCTTGGTGCCCTTCCGGCGCTGGACCGGGGCGGTCGGCGCTTCGACCGGTGTCTCGTCCTGCTGGTCCGTGATCCCGAGGGTGCTGTAGGCCAGCGGGGTGGCGCGCAGCGTGATCGGGCCGCGCTCTTCGTCGTGCCGCCAGACCGTGTTGAGATCCGTCGCGGCGATTTCCTCGATCAGGCCCTGCTTCAGAAGGCTCTTGCAGACGTTGCCGACGGCGCCGCCCTTGAGGCTGGCGGTGACGGGGAAGACTGCCCCATCCTCGCGCGCGCAAGCGGTGGACAGGATGACGGCTTGGGCGTCGGAAAGCTGAATCTGGGTCATGGGGTCGTCTCCTTGCTCGAGGCCCGCGTCATGCGGCGCCTTCTACGACCCCGAGCCGCGCAGGGCGCGCGGCGGTAGTTCCAGCAGCGCCGGAGATCAGCGGGCGTGCTCGCCCTCGCCGAAGGCGCTGTCGGTGATGCGCTTCAGAAGGCTGGCGTAGTGTTCGAGGGTGCCGACCATCGCCCAGCCCGCCTCGTCGGGGGCGCAGTTGAAATGGTCGGCGCTGAGCGCCTGCAGCCGGGCGAGCATCTCGTCGATCTCGGCCTTCTTGCCGATGAAGGCGGCGAGCGCGGCTTCCTTGTTCCGCCGCGCTTTTTCGGCGCGGAGTTCGTGGCGCGGGGTAGTGATCGGGTTCAGGCGGGTGGTCATCGAGGTGGCTCCTTGTTGAGTTGCATCGTCCTTCTGGAGACACGTTCCCTCTGTCCGCACCGCTTATCAACTCGATAAGCACATGATTCAGAATGATAATCGGAGCCGTCGATGCAGGGCATGAGCGAGCGCCAGTACGCCGCCCATGTCGGGCTGTCGCGGGGCGCGATCCAGAAGGCGAAGACCGCCGAGCGCCTGGTCCTCTATCCCGACGGCAGCATCAACGCGGCCGCCAGCGACGCCAGGCGCGCCGAGACGACGGACCCGTCGAAGACCCGCAAGCCACCCGCGCCGAAGCTGAAGCCCGTCCCCGAGGCCGCGGTGACCGCTGTCGGCGATACATTGCGCGAACAGGGTCTGGCGGTTCCGGCGGTCGGCGGCGGCACGACCTTCCTGCAGGCGAAGACGGCGAACGAGGTGCTGAAGGCGCAGGAGCGGCGCATCCGGCTCCAGAAGCTGAAGGGGGAGTTGATCGAGCGGGCCCGCGCGCTGGCGCTGGTGTTCCGCCTGGCGCGGGAGGAACGGGACGCATGGGTGAACTGGCCCGCGCGCGCGGCGGCGCTGATGGCGGCCGAGCTCTCGGCCTCGTGCAGCGAGGCGACAGGCCAGCAGATCACCGTGGAGCCAGCCGCGATGCAGAAGGTCCTGGAGAAACATGTACGCGCCCACCTCGACGAACTCGCCGAGGTCCGGCCCGACTTCCGGTGAGCGTGGCGATGATCTTGGCGGCCTGAGGGACTTCGACGGCGCGGGCGAGATCCTGCGCGCCTGGGGCAACGGGCTGCGGCCTGATCCGGACCTGACCGTCTCGGAATGGGCGGACCGGCACCGGATGCTGTCGGGCCGCGCCTCGGCCGAGCCCGGCCGGTATCGCACGGTGCGCACGCCCTACATGTGCGAGATCATGGACCGGCTGTCGCCCGGCGATCCCACGCAGCGGATCGTGTTCATGAAGGCTGCGCAGGTCGGGGCGACCGAGGCGGGCAACAACTGGATCGGCTTCGCCATCCACCAGGCGCCGGGGCCGATGCTGGCGGTCCAGCCGACGGTGGAACTGGCCAAGCGCAACTCGCGCCAGCGGATCGATCCGCTGATCGACGAAAGCCCGGAGCTGCGGGAGCGGGTGAAGCCGGCGCGCTCGCGCGACGCGGGCAACACGATGCTGTCGAAGGAATTCGCGGGCGGCATCCTGATCATGACCGGCGCGAACTCGGCGGTCGGGCTGCGCTCGACCCCGGCGCGCTACATCTTCCTCGACGAGGTCGACGCCTATCCGGCCTCGGCGGACGAGGAAGGCGATCCGGTCACGCTGGCGGAAGCGCGGTCGCTGACCTTCGCGCATCGGCGCAAGGTGCTGCTGGTCTCGACCCCGACGATCCGGGGGCTGTCGCGCATCGAGCGGGAGTATGAGGCGAGTGACCAGCGCCGGTACTTCGTGCCGTGCCCGCATTGCGGCGCGATGCAGTGGCTGAAGTTCGACCGGCTGCGCTGGCAGAAGGGCCGTCCCGAGACGGCAGAGTATCACTGCGAGGGCTGCGACGCGGCAATCGCGGAACACCACAAGACGGCGATGCTGGAGGGCGGCGAATGGCGGGCGACCGCCACGGCCGCCCATCCGACCACGGTCGGGTATCACCTCTCGGCTCTCTATTCGCCGATCGGCTGGCTGAGCTGGGAGCGGATCGTGCGGGCTTGGGACGCGGCACAGGGGTCGGACGGGGCAATCAAGGCGTTCCGCAACACGATCCTCGGCGAGACATGGGTCGAGACCGGGGAAGCGCCCGACTGGCAGCGGCTCTACGACCGGCGCGAGCGCTGGACCTCCGGCACGGTGCCAGCGGGCGGGTTGTTCCTGACCGCCGGGGCCGATGTGCAGAAGGACCGCATCGAGGTCGATGTCTGGGCCTGGGGGCGCGGGCTGGAAAGCTGGCTCGTCGATCATGTCGTCATCGAGGGTGGGCCGGATCGGCATGACGCCTGGTCGGAACTGACCGCGCTGCTGGATCGAAGCTGGCCGCATGAACGCGGCGCGCATCTCAGGATCGCGCGGCTCGCCATCGACACCGGCTACGAGGCCCCGGCGGTCTATTCCTGGTCGCGGGCGCAAGGCTTCGCGCAGGTGTCGCCGGTGAAGGGCGTCGAAGGCTTCAACCGCTCGAGCCCAGTGTCCGGGCCGACCTTCGTCGATGCGACCGAGGGCGGGAAACGCCTGCGGCGCGGGGCGCGGCTCTGGACCGTGGCGGTCTCGACCTTCAAGGCCGAGACCTACCGCTTCCTGCGGCTGGCGCGGCCGACCGAGGAGGAGATGGCCGACGGAGCGGCGTTCCCGCCCGGCTCGGTGCATCTGCCGCACTGGGTCGAGAACGAATGGCTGAAGCAGTTCGTCGCCGAGCAGCTGGTGACGGTGCGCACGAAGCGCGGCTTCGCCCGGCTGGAATGGCAGAAGCTGCGGGAACGCAACGAGGCGCTGGATTGCCGGGTCTATGCCCGCGCCGCCGCCTGGATCGCGGGCGCGGACCGCTGGCCGGATGAGAAATGGCGCGACCTCGAGGATCAGCTCGGGGCCGCGCCCACCGACACCGATCCCGCCGGGCAGATCAACCGGCCGGGACAGGCCCCGCAGGGCAAGCGCCGCTCCGACTGGCTCGGACGGCGCGGAGGATGGTTCTAGAGATGACCGACTGGACGGAAACCGAGCTCTCGGCTCTGCGGCGGGCCTATGCCAGCGGCACGACCCGCGTCAGCTATGATGGAAAATCCGTCGACTACGGCTCGGCCGAGGACCTGCTCGCCCGCATCCGGACCATCGAGCGCGCCATCGCGGGCGTCAGCCGCCCGCTGCCGGTCGCGGGGCTGGCGGGCTTCTCGCGCGGGGACCGGTGATGTCGGCGACCTGGTTCGATCACGCCATCGCAACGGTGGCCCCGCGCATGGCGGCTCGTCGTGTCATGGCCCGTCAGGCCTTCGAGACCCTGACGCGGGGCTATGACGGGGCCGCGCGTGGGCGGCGGACGGAGGGCTGGCGTGCGCCCGGCTCCTCGGCCGACACTGAGATCGGCGTGGCCGGGGCGCTGCTGCGCGACCGGATGCGGGATCTGGTGCGCAACAATCCGCATGCGGCGAAGGCCGTGGCGGTGCTGGTCAACAACATCATCGGCGCGGGCATCATGCCGCGCGCCGCAAGCGGCGACGACAAGCTCGACCGCAAGGTCGACGCCCTGTTCGAGCGCTGGACGGCGGACTGCGACGCCGATGGCCAACTCGACTTCTACGGGCTGCAGACACTGATCTGCCGCGAGATGGTGGAGGCGGGCGAGGTGCTGGTGCGCCGCCGCCTGCGGCGATCCTCGGATGGCCTGCCGGTGCCGCTGCAATTGCAGGTGCTGGAGGCCGACTTCCTCGACGCCACGAAATCCGGCGCCCTCGGCGCGGGGCGGCTGGTCCAGGGCATCGAGTTCGACCCGGTCGGCAAGCGCCGGGCCTACTGGCTCCATGCGGAGCACCCGGGCGACGCCTACGGTGCCCTGCAGAACGGGTTGCAGAGCCGCCCGATCCCCGCGACCGAGCTCGCGCACATCTACGAGAAGCAGCGCACGCAGGCGCGCGGCGTTCTCTGGGGCGCGCCGGTGATCCGCAGCTTGCGCGATCTCGACGACTACGAGGTTGCCGAACTGGTCCGCAAGAAGACCGAGGCCTGCGTCACGGCCATCGTCTTCGGCGACGACGAGGCGCAACAGGGCATCGCGCCCTCCGTGGTCGATGCCGACGGGAACAGGGTCGAGCAGTTCGAGCCGGGGCTGATCGCCTATGCCCGCGGCGGAAAGGACATCCGGTTCAACCAGCCATCGGCCACCGGCGGCTATGGTGAGTACAAGCGGGCCAGCCTGCACACGATCTCGGCGGGCTTCCGGGTGCCTTACGAGCTGCTCACCGGCGACCTCAGCCAAGTGAACTACTCGTCGATCCGGGCGGGGCTCGTCGAGTTCCGCCGCCAGATCGACGCCGTGCAGTGGCAGCTGTTCATCCCGATGTTCTGCGTGCCGGTCTGGCGCTGGTTCACGGAAGCCGCATGGGCGGCGGGGCAGATCCCGTCGCCGACCGTGCCGGTCGAATGGTCGCCTCCGAAGTTCGAGGCGGTCGATCCGCAGAAGGACGCGATGGCGAACCTGCTGTCGATTCGCTCGGGGACCATGACGCTGGCCGAGGTGATCGCGAAACAGGGCCGCAACCCCGATGCGGTGCTGGCCGAGATCGCCGCGACCAACGCCAAGCTCGACGCGCTGGGGCTGGTGCTCGACAGCGACCCGCGCCGCGTCACGAAAACCGGCAGCGCGCAGACCAGCGATCCGGCCGCCGACGAACCGGTCACCGACGACCCGGCCGCCGACGCGGATGCAACCGACCCGGCGCAGGCCGACCAACAGGACTGACCCCATGGACACGATGATCGAACTGCCGGCCATGCACCGGTCGGCGGAGCTTGCGCCGAACACCGCCGATGCCGACAGCCGCACCGTCGAGGTGGTCTGGTCGGCAGGCGCACGCGTCCGCCGCGCGACCTTCTTCGGCGAGCCCTATGACGAGGAACTGAGCCTCGATCCCGCCCATGTCCGGCTCGACCGGCTGAACGCGGGCGCGCCGTTCCTGAAGGTGCACGAGCTCGACACGCTCGACGCAGTGATCGGCTCTGTCGTGCCGGGTTCGGCGCGGATCGAGAACGGCCGGGGCATCGCGCTCGTGCGGATCAGTGAACGCGCCGATGTCGAGCCGATCTGGCGCGACATCCAGGCCGGGCACATCCGCGCGGTCTCCATCGGCTACCAGGTCCACCGCTTCGAGGTCTCGAAACCCGAGGCCTCGCGCGAACTCTGGCGGGCCGTGGACTGGACCCCCTTCGAGGTCTCCGCCGTCGCGGTCGGCGCAGACCCCGCCGCGGGCTTCCGCGCCCAGCATCCCCTTCACGACTGCGTCCTTCACCGCCGGGACGCCCCCATACCGCAAGGAGCACCCCCGATGACGGACAAGACCCAGATCCCGGCGAGCGACGCCGCTCCCGCCACCCCCCAGCCGACCGATCCGGTCGCAACCGAGGACACCCCCATGACCGAGCCGAAAGCGGCTGCGCCCGACCCGAAGGTCGCTGTAGTCGAAACCCGCGCGCAGCCGAAGACGCAGGCAACTCCCGCCGCTGACACCGAGGCTGTCGCGACCCGCGCCCGTGAGGCGGAGCGTGATCGCGTCTCCACCATCTACGATCTGGCAGGCCGCCTGAACCTCGAGCGCGGCTTCGCCGAGGACCTGGTGAAGCGCGGCGTCAGCGTGGACGAGTCCCGCCGCCTGATCCTCGATCAGGTCGCCGCGAAGTCGGACGAGACCCGGACCTTCCCCCATGTCTCTGTCCCGCTCGGCGGCAGGGACGAGGTCATCACTCGTCGCGATGCGGTGGCGAACGCTCTGCTCCATCGCTACAGCCCGACGCTGTTCCAGCTGGAGGACGCCGCCCGGCAGTACCGCGGCATGACGCTGCTGGAACTTGCCCGCGAAAGCCTCGGCAATGCCGGGGTCAACACGCGCGGCCTGTCGCGCGACGAGGTGGCGACGCGCGCCCTGCACTCGACCTCCGACTTCCCCGAGATCCTCTCGGCGGTCACCAACAAGACCCTGCGGCAAGCCTACGAGGCCTATCCCCGCACCTTCATGCTGTTCTGCCGCCAGGTGCTTGCCACCGACTTCAAGGCCATGCACCGGGTGCAGCTCGGCGAAGCCCCGCAGCTGCTCGAGGTCGGCGAGAGCGGCGAGTTCAAGCGCGGCACGCTCGGCGAGAGCAAGGAGAGCTACAAGGTCAAGACCTATGGCCGGGTGGTCGCGATCACGCGCCAGACGCTGATCAACGACGATCTCGACGCCTTCACCCGGATCCCGGCGATGTACGGCAATTCCATCGCCCAACTGGAGTCGGACGTGGTCTGGGGGATCATCACCGCCAACCCGGCTATGGCCGACGGCAACGCCCTGTTCCACACCACGCACAAGAACCTCGCGGGCACCGGCACGGCGCTGGCGGTCGATGCGGTGGGCGCGGCGCGGGCGGCGATGGCCAAGCAGACGGGTCTCGACAAGAAGACGGTGCTGAACGTCCGCCCCGCCTTCCTGATCGTGCCTGCCTCGCTGGAACTGAAGGCCGAGCAGCTGGTCGCGCAGAACCTCGTGCCCGCCGCAACGTCCAGTGTGGTGCCGCAGTCGATCCGGACGCTCGCGCCGATCAGCGAGCCCCGCCTCGATGCGGCGAGCGAGACCGCCTGGTATCTGGCGGCCAGCCCGAACCAGATCGACACAATCGAGTACGCCTATCTCGAGGGTCAGCAGGGCGCCTACATCGAGACGCGCAACGGCTTCGACGTTGACGGCGTCGAGATCAAGTGCCGCCTCGACTTCGGCGCCAAGGCCATCGACTGGCGCGGCCTCTACAAGAACCCGGGCGCGTAAGGCGCGCTTCCTGAACCCTGACACACGGGCGGTCCAATCGGGCCGCCCTTCGTCATTCCAAGAGGATCACTCCCATGAAAAACTTCGTCCAGCCCGGCAACACCATCACCCTGACCGCGCCCTATGCCGTCGCCTCCGGCGATGGCCTGCTCGTCGGCTCGATCTTCGGCATCGCTGCTGGCGCCGCCGCCCTCGGCGAGCCCGTCGAGTCCGCGCTCGTCGGCGTGTTCGACATCACCAAGGTCGGCTCCCAGGCCTGGACCGTCGGCGCAAAGGTCTATTGGGACGACACCAACAAGCGCTGCACCACGGTCGCCACCGACAACACGCTGATCGGCGCGGCCGTCGAGGCGGTGGCGAGCGGTGCTGGCGACACTATCGGCCGAGTGCGCCTGAACGCGACGTTCTGATGAGCGCCTTCGCCGCCGCCGTGGGCGCGCTCTTCGCCGATCCGAACATCGGCCGGGACGCGGTCTACATCGTTCAGCCTGAACAACGCGATCAGGCGGCCGCGTGACTGTAGCCGCGAGCGCGCTCCTGCCGGATCATCGCCAGAACGAGGGTAATGACGGCGGCAAGAAGCTTCCTCAGATGGGCGAGGAT